AAAAAAACATGCCGGCATCATTCTCGAAACGAGAACGGAGCTTGGCCGGCATCGAATCGAAGACTTCCTGCGCCTGGCTCAACAGATTCATGTTGGCCTGGAAGTCAAACCCAGTGAAATCGCCGAAGCGCGGCTGCTCCTGGCGCACCCAATCAAGGACACCCGTGCGCACGTACCTGGCCATGATGTTGTTGATATCGCACTCGGCCGCGAACGACTGCTTCGCGGCGAACTCGAGATCCTCACAACGCACAACCACGTCCTGGCGCTTCGGACCGAACGCAGTAACGAACCGCAACTGCGGAATAGCCATCTCCGCCTGCAACAACGATGACCGAACTCCTTTCATGACCGATACCCTCCACGACGTAAACGAAACGACTTGCGAGCACGACCGCGCCCGCGAAAAACCACCTTACGGTGGACCTTGTGCCGCTTACCGCGGCTGGAACCGAAACGACCAAAACGAAAACGGGCCATAAATCACCTCCGAGGATTAACAACAGTAACCGGAGGCTTAGGAGTCCAAGCCTTGCCGGCCTCACCAGCACCCTGAATGCTCTTGCTAATCTCATTTACCCACTGCATCAAACGCCCAAAATCCGTATCGTAAATCTGCTCCATACCACGAGCAGACGCGGCACCGGCCTTAGCACGTTGGAACTCCTCCTTCGCCGAAAACGTCTCCCAGAAAAGCTTTTCGGCTCCCTGACTAACAGCATTAGTCTCCGCCTGAACTTTCTCAAGCATCGCACGATTCATCTGTGCGGCAAGAGCAGTGTTCACAGCAGAGGAACCCACACCAGAGGGCATGGACGCCGTAGCACCTGCAGGAGCGGACGCACCGCCACGAGTAGCGGACAGGATCGGATTCAAACCCGCGGCAATCAAATCAGCAACCTCGCGCTGATGAGCAGACGAGGACATACGGTCCTGAAACGACCGATTCATCGCAGCCTGGCGCCAGCTCGCGTAACCAGAAACCAGATCAGAACCTGCAGCGAACCCTGCAGCTGCAGGGTCAAACCGCGCGGCCGACGGGGCAACACTACCAGCACCAGCAACATCGATGTCCATGATAGCCCCTCAGAAATGATCGATCGCACCAGGCACGCCGAACACCGGCATAGGCCTGGCACAGCGCATCCTGATATACGCATCAAAAATAAAATGCGGAAACGACGGAACCGCGACCACGCGATCGAGCGGAGGATCCTCCTGAATAAACGTGGACCCCAAAACCGGAGCCGCCGCAAAATTCTGCGACAAATGCCACGAATCCAGAGGCGTGGCAAACGACGACCGGAACTGCCCCGTAATCAACGACGGTTTATAACGGTACTCCGCGTAGCGCTCCTGATAACCGAACACCACATCGTCGGCCGCCGTGCCCTGGGCGAAAATCTCACCCTGCAACACAGTCTGCTCGCCGATATGAGACAACGCGGGCCAATAAAAATCGTAGCGCGTAGAACGCTTGAACATACGATTCAGCCCTTGCTGATACGTCAGATCAGCACGCACAGACACGAGACCGATCAGAATGCAATGCTCAGTGAAGGACCGAGAGAACCCATGACCTCGAGGGGCGTTGATCACGCCAAACGCCGCCAGGTTACCCTGCGGCGTAACGACATCAGTCGAAGACGTCTGAGGCACCTGAGAAATATTGACGAACGAACGACCACCGCCGAGATACTCCGGCCGTTGCAGCCTGGCGTCCGGAGACGTGACCCCGAAATGCGCCTTGAGGATCTCAACGTACCTGGTACCTCCACGCGCATCGCGCTCGAGCAACCGCTGGATCTGAAACGCCTGGCGGAGTTGATTAACAGTCGCGGCCGTAGCCGTCGACAGATCCGCATGCAACGCGAGACCTGCAGGGTCGATCCGAGGCACCACCAGGTCACCAGCAATATGCGGACCACCAGTAGGGGCCGAAATAGGGAACGGAGTCGGACCCAACAAGCCGGTAAAATTAGCCGCCTGACTAACGTTCCGGAACGTGCCATCCAACATCGTCCCGGGCACGTCCTCAACCACCTCGGCCGACAAACCCAGAGGAAGCTGCACCGCATCGCCCTTCTGCGGCCAGGGCAGAGCCGACGTGAAATAGTCGTGCCTCTTATTGCGACGCAGCAGCACATAGTCCGCCGGCAGATCTGGACCATCATCAACGTCGACCACCTTTGACGCCTGCATGTTCTGGTCCCTAAACCATTCATTCCAGATCAGATTGTAGGCACGTGCAAACAGATTCGAGTGCACGATGCCGGCGACCTGCGGAGGGATACCCATGTAGTCCTGCAGACTACTATTCAAATATCCACCAGCGGGAGACGTCGCTGTAGGAACAACGAACGACGTAGAGTCGCCCGGATTACGCTGCTCGCCATTGAACTTCTGCCAGTTGTCCCACAGCAAGCGAACCGGCACAGCAAAAAAAAACGACTCCATGAACATATTGTCCATGACCGGGTGAATCGGCGTTGCCATCCTCGCAAACGCTGCCATGTTCACACTGAACGTATCACCCGGAAGAACCTCGTCAACGAGAATGGGAACAAGAAACCCCGCGTCGAACGTGGTTTTGTGACCGTGACTGCGGTCAAACGAACTGCGCTGAATCTCAGCGCGCGGGACTTGCGAAAACGAATGTTTCATCACTGATCGCATCACAATTGCTCCTCTGAAAAACAACCTCGCCGGCGACGCGCCGGCGAATACGCACAAAACTACTCAGCGCCGGCGCCGACGACGAACGTAACGCCCACGCTTACCCACGGACACCTCCCTCGTCCTGCACATAATGCACACCACTGCCGAGCGCGTGCGGCGGAACCTCCGCCTCTAACACACCCGTCTGGTCGTCGAACGTACCGACGCGATACAACGAAAAATCCGCGGGAAACTGACCCAACTGATTGCTGCGGTCATTCACCGCGTGGACGAACGAACGACAGGCGAGACCATCATTCGCCTGCACCCACGGCGGCAAGTAAATCTTCGCAACCGAGTCGAACACCGCATAGACATTCACAATCATGAAATCACTCCACTGTACGTTTAAACAACGCCAATCGCGCAGCAGCAACAGCCGCGCGAACCCTCAGACGCTCCGGGCCGGTATCAGCCCGGAAACGAATCGAATCCTGGACACGACGAAACTTGACAGCACGCAGCTCGCGCGCAGACAACACAGACAGGTAAGAACGTGGAGGCTTCATCTCACGACCACGAACGATCACATGGTCGTTAGGAAAAACGTCAGACTGGAACTGCTGAATCCAACGAGAACCGATAGAGGGTTTCAACGACATCAGCACAAACTCAGGAACCAGCTGCACAATCTCACCCGTAGAGCGATCAACACGCTCGTAATGAGACGCAGCAATCTTGCCAGTAACTTTCTTAAGTATGTACCTAGCTACGTACGCAATAGATTCGAAGTTAGCAACACCAATATCGCAATGACCATAAGGCCACAGCCTAGATAAAATTTCCGACGTGAAGAGATCGGAGCCTGCCCGAGAACGCTTATAGCGGCGACGATCAACGAAATTAAGACCGAAGAGGATTGCGTGATAATGCGGACGAAAAGTGACATCACCATACTCTCCACAGGCAAAATAAGAAACCTTGATATCACGATAGTGCCAACGCAAACGCTTCATGAAATCCTGAAAATGCTTCTTGACCAACGTGCCATTAGCAGGCAGATATTTATCTGCATACGTCAACGTGATAAAACAGTTCTCCTCGTGCATCTGCAGCTCATGCAAACCACGCACAGCCCACTGACGAGAACGCTCAAGACGACAACCGGCACAACGACCGCAGGGCACTGTCACCGGCAAGTCCGGATAGCCCTGGGATAATGAAAAGACCACCGAACGCGATCCGCTCGCGTTGGTGGTCCTCGCACGCCAACCCTGCAACGGATAGTAACAGGGCATCAGAGACGGATACCGCCGCGCATCGGGCGACCGGCAAAATTACGCCGGTGCACCCGAGAACCGCGGCGAAACGACCGGCGGGAATGCCGGCGAGACATGTGATGACGACGCATAAAAACCTCCAAAAAAGAGCCGGCCGGCGAAGATCATCGAAACATCCCCACTTCCGTGGGGAACCGCCGGCCAGCACAGACAGGCTACCCAAAACAGGGGTGCCTGTCACCTAGACCAATTACAACAAGTAGAGAATTGGTCTGTGGGCTAAAACGCCCAAAAAAAAGGCCACCCCGCTAACCAGGGTGGCCTTGATCTCCCTACTGGGAGTGAGGTAAATACGCTCAGGCAGCCGGTTTGCCCGGCGAGCCTGGCTTATCCTGGGGCTTCGCCCCAGACCCCCCTTCATCCCCGGAACCGGGGATAGACAGCTGCCTGGAATCGCTGCCTGGCGCCCGCTGAGCATCTGCCTGGCCCTTCGCAAGCTTCGGGCTACTGGCAGGCTCACCAATGGCGCCTGGCGCTTCCTGGGCAGCTTTAGGAGGAGGCTCAACGAGACCGAGCTCGATCGCCTCATCAACATTCGCAGGATCACCGATCCACGAAAAAAACATGCCGGCATCATTCTCGAAACGAGAACGGAGCTTGGCCGGCATCGAATCGAAGACTTCCTGCGCCTGGCTCAACAGATTCATGTTGGCCTGGAAGTCAAACCCAGTGAAATC